ACGAGCCCTACCTGCGCGGCCTGGTGCCGTGGCTCATCGACGAGCAGCTGCTGCTGGTGCTCGAGCACGAGGGCGCGCTGGTCGGGATGCTGGCCATGGCCACCGTGCCGCAGCTGCTGTCCGGCGACCTGACGTGCAGCGAGATCGCCTGGTGGGTCAACCCGCAGCACCGCGGCTCGATCGGCGCCGTGCGGTTGTGGATCCGCGGCGAGCGGTGGGCGGCGGCCCGGGGCGCGCGGTGGGTCCAGATGATTGCGCCGCCTGACGCGACCGACGTGCACGAGTTCTACCGACGACGCGGGTACCGGCCGCTCGAGACGGTGTGGCAAGCCGGGATACCGAGGTAGTCGTGGGAGCGAAGGCAACACCCATCCGTCCTGATGCGCAGCGGTTCCCTGCGGACTCGCGCGCGTTCCTGAACCGCGCCATGACGCGGGCCATTGCCGTCGGCGACCAGGCCGTGCTGCGCGAGCCGAGCCTGCGCAATCCGCCCATCACCAGTGCCAGCCGCACCGCCGCCACGATGGCCGCGGCCGCCAGTGCTGCCACCCGCACCCGTTCCTCGAGCTCGCGCACCAACGCGCTGGGAAAGCCCTACTAGATGGCCATCGGCACCGCGATCGGGACCGACCACGCCAGCGGGCTGACCCGCCGGCAACGGTACGAGTCGACCCGCCAGGCGATGCGCCTGGAGCGCACCTCGTTCCAAGCGCACTGGCAGGAGCTCGCCGAGTACATGCAACCGCGGCGCACGCGGTTCACTGTCACCGACGTCAACCGGGGCGACCGGCGCTCGCAGAGCATCATCGACAGTTCGCCGCTCATCGCGCTGCGCACGCTGCAGTCCGGGATGCACGCGGGGCTGACGTCGCCGGCCCGGCCCTGGATGAAGCTGACCACCGCCGACGCCGCGCTCGCCGAGCGTCCAGCCGTCAAAGACTGGCTGCACACCGTCACGCAGCGGATGCTGACCGTGTTCCTGCGGTCCAACCTGTACAACGCCCTGCCGCTGGTCTACGGCGACATGGGGCTGTTCGGCACCGGCGCGATCGGGATCCTCGACGACGACGAGGACATGATGCGCGCCTACTCGTACCCGCTCGGCTCGTACGACGTCGGCCTGGACAAGCGCGGCGTCGCGGCGGTGTTCTCGCGCGAGTTCACCATGACGTGCCGCCAGGTGGTCGAGGAGTTTGGCGTCGACCCCACCACGCGCGCCCTGAACCGGTCGGTGTTCTCCAACCAGGTGCTCGCCGCCTGGGACAAGGGGCAGTACGACCAGCGGTTCACCGTCATCCACTTCGTGTGCCCCAACGAGGAGTACCGCCCCGAGGCGCTCTCCGCACGGCACCGGATGAAGTTCAAAAGCTGCTACTACGAGGAGGGCGTCTCCGACAAGGACACCCCGGGCGACGCCTTCCTGCGCGAGAGCGGCTACAACGAGTTCCCCATCATGGTCCCGCGGTGGGACGTCACCGGAGAGGACACCTACGGCACGTTCTCGCCCGGCATCATCGCGCTCGGCGACGTCAAGCAGCTGCAGCTGATGCAGCGGCGCAAGGCGCAGGCCATCGAAAAGGCCATTAACCCCCCGCTGGTCGGGCCCGCGTCGTTCCGCAACGCGGAGGTGAGCTCGATCCCCGGGCGCATCACCTACGGCGACGAGCGCGACGGGATGCAGGGCTTGCGTCCCATCTACGAGACGCGGCTCGAGGGGCTGCAGCACCTGATCCTCGACATGGGCGAGTGCCGGCAGCGGATCGACCGCGCGTTCTACGCCGACCTGTTCCTGATGCTGGCGCAGTCCGACCGGATGCAGCCGATCACCGCCGCCGAAGTGGCCGCGCGCCAGGAGGAGAAGCTGATCGCGCTCGGTCCAGTGCTCGAGCGCACCAACGACGAACTGCTCGACCCGCTGGTCGACCGCATGTTCGCCATGATGCTGCGCCTGGGCGCCATTCCCGAGCCACCCGAGGAGCTCGGCGGCGTCGACCTCAAGGTCGAGTACCTGTCCATCCTGGCGCAAGCGCAGAAGCTGGTCGGGGTCGTGGGCCAGGACCGGTTCCTCTCGAGCGTCATCGCGCTGCGCGAGGCGTTCCCCAACGTCACCTACAAGGTCAACGAGCGCGAGGTGGTCGACAGGTACGCCGACATGCTCGGCACGGCGCCGTCGATTGTGCGCACCGACGAGGAGGCCGACGAGCTCATGGCCGCGGCCGCGCAGCAACAGCAGGCCGCCGCGCAGGCGCAGCAGGCGCAGCAGCTGTCGGTCGCCGCGAAGAACCTGGGCACCACGCCCATGGACGGGCAACGCACGGCGCTGTCGGCAGTGCTGGACGGGGTGGGCGCATGAGGCCCGCGGATCGCGGGGCCGACGTCGCCGCGTTCGCCACGTTCGTCTGCCTGGTCATCTTGACCGCCATGGTGGCGTCGCTGTGAGGCGCTTTCGCGCGGTCACCAACGAGGAGGTCGTGCGCCAGGTGGCGCGCCTGAACCTCCAGGTGCAGTGGCTCGGGCTCGCCGTCGCCGGGCTCCTGCTGGTGGTGGTGTCGCTGATCGTCGCGGTGGTGTCTCGATGATCGACCGCCGCGACCCGCTGGTCACCGACACCGGCTCCGAAGCGCAGACCGCCCGGGCCCGTCGCCGCGTGCGCGACAGCGCCGCCGAGGAGCGCGCCGTGCTCCGCAAGGTATTGAGCACCTACGAGGGCCGACGCCTGGTGTGGGTGTGGATCGGCTACGCCGGCGTGTTCGAGGACATTGCCGGGACCGACGCGCAGGTGCGCGAGCTCCTGGGCCGCCGGCGCCTGGGGCTGCAGCTGCTCGGCGAGGCCAGCCTCCACCGCGAATTGTTCAAACAGATGCAGAGCGAGGCCGAGGCCCGCGCAGAGAAGGACCGCAAGGACGCCGCGGCACACCGCGCGAGCGACCCCGAGCCGATACCGGAATAGCGGGCCGCGGGCGCTCGAGCGCCCACCCGCGGGCATACCGCGCGACGCGCGCGAGTGCTGCGACCCGTTTGTGATTTTCAAGGGAGACACGATGCGACACACAACCCCGCAGGGTCCGTTCTACACGACGGCCCCGACAGCCGCACCAGCACCGGCACCGACAGGCACCCCCGCGCCTGCTCCTGCCGCTGCGCCCGCTCCGGCGCCGACAGGCACCGAGACACCCGCAGTAGTGACGCCGGCGGTTACCACCGTTCCGGCGCAAACGCCTGCGGCGGCTGCAGCACCGCCCGAACCACCAGCACCTGTGGTGCCGGAAAGGTACGAGCTCGTGCTGCCCCAGGGAGGACCGCTCGACCAGTCCGACGTCGACGCCCTGGCCGCGATGGCCAAGGAACGGAAGTGGACCAACGAGCAAGCGCAGGCCGCGCTCACCGAGATGCACGCGCAGACCACCGCGCAGCACACCGGATTCCTTTCCACGTTGCAGGCCCATTCGGAAGTGGGTGGGGCTCACCTCGAGGCCGCGCAAGTCAACGCGACACGCGCGCTCGATCACTTCCTGCCGGCGACCTCGCCGGAGGGAGCCGAGCTCCGCTCTGTGATGACCAAAAGCGGATACGGGAACTACGCACCGTTGGTGGTGCTGTTGTCCCGCATCGGCAAAGCCATGGCCGAGGACAAGGGATTGTCGACGTCGGCCAGCACTGGAGCCGCCGCACCGCGCGACGCCGCCAGCGTGCTGTACGGCGGGGCGATCACCAAGTAGTCGCGCCACACCGGAGACGACCAATGCGTTCATTTTGTGTAGCTGTTCTCGCCGCGATCGTTGCGGCATTCGCGCTCTCGGGCACGCTGTCCGCCCACGAGCTCGCCGGGGGTGTCGGTGTCCTGGGCGCCGCGCTCGGAACCGGCGCCCTGACCCTCGCCGATTGGGCGAAGCGTCAGGACCCCAACGGCAAGGTGCCGACGATCGTCGAGCTCCTGTCGCAGACCAACGAGATCCTCACCGACATGCGGTGGATCGAAGGCAACCTGCCGACCGGCCACCGCACGACCGTGCGCACCGGGCTGCCGACGGTTGCGTGGCGCTTGCTGAACCAGGGCGTGGCCCCGAGCAAGTCAACGACCGCGCAGATCGACGAGCAGGCGGGCATTCTCGAGGCGTGGTCCGAAGTGGACAAGGACCTGGCGATTCTCAACGGCGACGTCGCCGCGTTCCGTCTGTCCGAGGCGCGTGCGTTCCTCGAGGCCATGAACCAAGAGATGGCGGCCACGATGTTCTACGGCAACAGCGGCCTGGCGGCCGAGGAGTTCACCGGCCTGGCGCCGCGCTACTCGCTGCTCTCAGCCGGTAACGGTCAGAACATCGTCAGCGGCGGCGGCAGCGGCGGCGACTGCACCTCGATTTGGCTGATGGTGTGGGGCGAGAACACCGTGCACGGCATCTTCCCGAAGGGCTCCAAGGCGGGTCTGCTGCACGAGGACTTCGGCGAAGTGACGGTCGAAGTGACCGCCGGCGTCGGTGGCAACCGGATGCGCGCGTTCCAGGAACGGTTCCAGTGGAAGGCGGGCATCGCGCTCAAGGACTGGCGCTACGTCGTCCGCATCGCCAACATCGACGTGACCGACCTGGTGGCTGGCAACGGCACGCAGGAAACGACCGACATGACGCGGCTCCAGATCCTGATGGCCAAGGCCATTCACCGGATCCCCGCGATGGGCATGGGCACGCCGGTGTTCTACATGAACCGGACGGCGCTCGAGTACCTCGACATTCAGGCGCGGCAGGACATCAAGGACGGCGGCGGGCTGACCTACGAGAACTTCGACGGCAAGCGCGTCGCGTCGTTCCGCGGGATCCCGATCCGTCCCTGCGATGCACTCCTCGAAACCGAGGCAACCGTCGCCTAACCAGCGACACGCACCAGTGCCCCGGGCGCGAGTGTCGCCCGGGTGCCTTCCACTTTCGAGGAGAGAGAACCATGTTTTGTGATGCACTTCTGAAACTCTGCGCAGCGCAGGCGGTCACGGCCGATGCGGTCAGCGTGAGCTCTGTCGACCTGGGCAACGTCACCCCGAAGCGCAAGCTCGGCGTCGGCGAACCCATGGGCATTCTGGTGACGATCACCGCGATCGGCACCAACACCGGCAGCGCCAAGATCCAGGCGATCGTGTCAGCGGCCGCGGCGCTGTCCGCTCCGCTGATCGTCGGCGAGATTGACCTGGCTACGGCGGACATCGCGGCCGGCGGGTCGTTCATCGTTCCGCTGGCCCAGGGCATCGCGTACCTGCGCTACATCGGGCTGAACTTCGACATCACCGGCACGGTGGACTTCACCGTGGACGCCTACGGTCCCGCGCCCTTGTCGATGCTGTCGACCAAGGCCGAGACGTACGCGGACGCCATCAGCGTTCAGTAACACCACGCCGCGCGCGAGAGGTTCCCGCACACCTCTCGCGCGCGGTCGTGTGTGCAAGCTGCGGACGGAGACGACATGCCCCCACGCAACAACCGCGGCGCGAAGAACCCCGCTGCGCCGCAGACCGAACCCAAGGTCAAAGCGAAACGCATCAAGGTGCGCGCGACCCGCACCGGCTACTACGACCACGCGCGCCGACGCGAGGGCGACGTGTTCATCGTCGACGAGTGCGACCTGGGCACCTGGATGGAGCGCGTGCACTCGAGCACGCCGGAGTCCATCACGACGGCGCAGGGCGCGATCGACAAGGCCCACGACGAGGTACTGGCGGCGCGTGCGCCGGCCAGCGGCATCGACCAGGACGGTCTGTAACAGAGGACGGCAATGGCGCTCAGGTTCGCGGACGGCTTCGATCAGTACAACCTCTCTGCGGACAGTGGCGCCAACGCCAACGCGGCGGCCAGCGACGAGCTCACGCGCTGGTGGACCCAGACGTACGCGCGCGGCGCGCTCGACGCCTTCGGCACCTCCTCGTATGCGACGGTCAATCCCGCTGGACGGCGCGGCGGCCAGTGCATCCGGTTCGAGGGCTTCATCGAGGCGAGCCCGCTCTCGCGCGTGCTGCCGGACTTCTCCGGGGCGACCGGCGTCGCCGGCTTCGCGTTCCGCGGCGTCCCGAACATCAACGGCACCGGCGGGTGGGGCTCGATTCTCCAGAACAATGAGGGGTCGCTCTACCCGGGCGCCGGTGGCCCGTTCGCCAACGCCAGCAACTTCCTCTGCTCGTTCCGCTACAAGGGCTACAACCAGCTGGCGGTCGGCCTGACGTCCAACGGCCGGCTCGAGGTGATGTACAGCAGCCACGTCTTTGGCGCGGACAACCTCACCGTGTTCCAGGACGACCCGTCCGCCGTCATCGGCACCACCACCAACGCGCTGCAGTTCGACACCTGGCACTACATCGAGGTGAAGGTGCTCACGCACCTGTCGACCGGCACGGTGGAGCTTCGCGTCGACGGTGACGTGTGGCTGACCCTGACCGGGGTGCGCACCTGCGGCGAGCTCGCCGGCATCGACGAGATCGTCATCGGCAAGAACGTGGCGAACGCCACCGGGAATGCCTCCTGGCTGTTCGACGACCTGTACGTGCTCGACACCGCGGCCGACACCGACAACGACCTGGTCACCTTCCTGGGTGACGTCGCGATCGAGTGGCAGGCGCCGGCGACCGACGGCGACGTCAACAACTGGACCCCCTCGAGCGGCGCGCAGCGGTACGCCATGGTCGACGAGACGGGGCCGGACGACGACACCACCTACATCCAGTCGGACACCGCCGGGCATGTGCAGACGTTCACCAGCGGCGGCTCGCCGATCAGCGGCGCGACCATCCTGGCGGCGGCGGTCATGTTCCTGGCCCGGCGCACCGAGGGCGGGCCGAGCTCGACGCGCCCGGTCGTGCGCATCGCCGGCACCACCTACGAGCTCGGCGCCGCCAAGGGCAACACCACCAGCTACAGCTACCAGGCGGGGTTCTTCAACAAGCTGCCGAGTGACCATTCGGCGATCACCGAGGCGGCGTTCGCGGCCCTGCAGCCGGGCGTCAAGAAGGTCACCTAGTGGCCGGTCCCGTCGTCGATAGCGTCACCAACGGCCAGCAGAACACGAGCACCGGGCTCAGTGTGTCGTTCAATAACGTCGCCGGCGATTACCTGTACGTGTGGGTGTGGGACGAGTGGGGCGGCTTCGCGGCGATCAACTACGTGAAGTACGCCGGCGTCGCGCTGACCAAGCTGCTGCAAAAGACGCTGGACGGGCAGCGGATGTACAGCCTGTGGGGCCTGGCCAGCCCGGCGACCGGCTCAAACACGCTGGAAGCGTCGCGGCCGTCGGGCATCGGGTTCTTTGCCTTCTGCGGGCTGACGTTATCGGGGGCGGACCCGGCCGGCTACGAGGCGATCAACTTCAACCTGGCGGGCTCGAGTTCGAACACCACCACCGTCAGCGTCACGTCGGTGACGGCCAACGCTATTGTCGTGGGCGGCACCGGCACCGCGGTCGGTACCGTCTCGACGTCGGCGCCGGCGACGCAGCGCGCCCTCGTCGGAACGGCCACCGCGCTCTCGACCACGCCGACGACGTCCGCCGGCTCGCAGAGCATTACCTGGACGCAGACCGGTTCGTGGTCGTGGGTGTCCATTGCGGTGGCGCACGCGGGCTCCGCGCCCACCACCACCGCCGCCAGTCAGCAACACGTCGACGCCGGGCTCGTGGATAGCGGCGTCATCAGCAAAGGGCTCGTCCAATGATGTATCTCGGGGATTTCGCCGCCAGCGCGGTGGTGCGGCTGCCGTGGTACACCACGGCGGTCGACGGCTCGTCGATCACGCGCGCGACCGACGGGTCGATCCGCGTCTACAAGAACAACAGCACCACGCAGCGCACCTCGAGCGCCGGCATCACTGACAGCGAGGACTTCGACTCGCTGACCGGCGTGCACTTCCTGAACATCGACACCGGCGACAACACCGACGCCGGGTTCTATGCGGCGGGCAACGACTATTGGGTGGTGCTGGTCGCCGCGACCATCGACAGCAAGGTCGTCAACGCGGTGCTCGGCCACTTCTCGATTCAGAACCGCTACGCCGGCGCCGCACTCGATGCGGCCGCCATCCGCACGGCGCTCGGCCTGGCCAGCGCCAACCTGGACACGCAACTCGCCGCGATTGACGACTACGTCGACACCGAGGTGGCGGCCCTCGTCACCGCGATCGCGGCGCTCCCGACCGCGGCGGCGATCGCCGACAAGCTGCTTGGGCGCAACCTGGCCGGCGGGTCGGATGGCGGCCGCATGGTCAAGGACGCGCTGCGGGCGCTGCGCAACAAGGTCACCGACGTGGCGGGGGCGCTGACCGTCTACGCCGAGGACGACAGCACCACCGCCTGGTCGGCGACCACCACGCGAGACGGCGCCGCGGGCGCCTTGACGGCGGTCGACCCGGCGTAGGGGCATGTTCTTCCACCCTCTCTGGCGCGGCGGGCAGAGCGAGCCGTCGCCAGGCGGCGTCACGCAGGCGGGCACGTCGTCGCTGCTGCGACACGACGTCACCGCGGTCACCGAGCTCGGGCTCAACACGGTGCTCCAGGTGCCGTCGACGACCCGCGTCACCCAGGGCATGGCCGCCGGGATGGTCTATCGCCGGCGCGTGCGCGTGACGCAGGTGGCCGCCATGGTCATCCTGACGCCGCCGGTGGTGGTGCCGCCGGACCCGGCCGACCCCTGTCTGACGGCGCCGCCGGTGCTCTCGAGCAACGTGTGTAGTCAACCGAACATGACAACGCTCGCACCCCGGTGCGATTGCGAGGACTGATGGCAGCGAAGTACGTCTCCCCGGCATTCGGCAGCAACGCGAACAGCGGCGCGATCGGCTCGCCCTACGGCACGGTCGCCTACGCCATGACGCAGCTGGCGCCCGGCGACACGCTCTACCTGCGCGGGCAGACCTACACCGGCGCGGCCAACGTGTTCGACTCGGAGCTCTACACGCTGCCGAGCGGCACCGACTGGCTGACCGGCGCGATCCGCGTCAAGCCGTACCCGGGCGAGTCGGTCATCCTCCAGCCGCCCGAAGGGCTGCACGGCATCCGCCTGACCAGCGGCGCGCCGTCGTACCTGCTGTTCTACGACCTGGCCATCGACGGCATCAATTCGACCGACGTCACGCCGGGCTCGGCGCCCCCGGGCGTCTACCTCTCGAGCGGCGCGAACCATAACCGGTTCCTCCGGCTCGAGGTCTACAACTGGCCCGGGTTCGGCGTCGCGTTCTCGCGCAACAACGGCAACTCACCGTTCAACGAGGTGCTCGACTGCCGCGTGCATCACTGCGGCAAGGCGGCCGGCGCGGCGACCGAGGGGCATGGGCTCTACATCAGCACCAGCGACAACCTGTTCGAAGGCAACGAGGTCGACCACTGCTACGGGTACGGGTTCCACCTGTACGACAACGACGGGCCGAAGTACGTGGCGCGCAACCGCGTGCGCCGGAATCGGATCCACGACTGCGGGCGCGTCGGCCAGAGCACCTACGGGATCGTCGTCGCCTGGGGCGCGGACAACGAGGTCGACAACAACCAGGTGTACCGCTGCCAGGGCGGCATCCAGAACTACGTCGAGGCGAGCGGCACGAAGATTCGCCACAACACGATCACCAAGTGCGTGAACGAGGCGATCAGCACGCAGTACCACCGGACGGCGCCGGTGCTGCGCAACAACCTGACGTGGGACAACGGCACCGACGGCCTGGTCGACTACGGTGACATCGCCGCGGCCCTGGGCACGTTCGACGAGCTCAACACCGTCACGGCCGACCCCGCGTTCCTCGACCCGGATGCCGACGACTACCAGCTGCTCGAGGCGTCGGTCGCCATTGACGCCGGCGTCGACCTGACCGGCCTGGTGGACGACGACTTCGACGGCAACGACCGCGACGCTACGCCCGACTGCGGGTGCTACCAGTACTTCCCCGACCCGGGCGAGCCCGAGCCGGAACCCGAGCCCGACCCGGGCCCCGGCGACGAGGACCCCGACCCGACCCCGCCGCCCGGTGACGACACGCCGCCGGTGGACGAGGAGCCGGAGCCCGAGCCCGAGCCGGAGCCGGACCCCGGCCCCGGTCCAGACCCGGATCCGCCGCCGGACCCGGACGAGCCCAACCCGCCCGAGGACAATCCGCCGTCCGGGAGCGGGGCGGTCGACGAGGAGGAGGACGAGGAGGAGGCGCCGACCGTGACGATCACCGGCTGCTTCACCGTGACCTGGCGCGTCGGCACCCTGAGCGGAACGATCGGTGGATCAACCGCGGTCCCGTCGGTGGGACTGCTCAATTCGGATGTGCAGCCATGAACGTCGTTGACCTTGTGAACATGAGTCTCGCCAACATCGGCGTCTCAAACGGGCTGGCCACCACCAGCGACTCGACCCTCGAGGCCGCCATGGCGGTGCTCCATTACGACCACGCGCTGCGCCTGGTGCTGCGCGACTTCGCCGCCTGGCCGTTCGCCACCAAGTTCGCCGGCGACCACGAGGGGCGCAACCCCTGGCTGCTGACCGCAGGCCCGCTGTGGGACACCGACCCCGCCGTGCTGACCGCGGTGCAGACCTGGGTGTCGAGCGCGACCTACGCGCCCGGTGACGTCGTGCGGCTGGCCGGCGTGAACTACACCAACATCCTGGTGTCGCTGAACAACACGCCGCCCAACGCGACGTACTGGTCGACGTCGAGCGACGACGCGCCCGAGAGCGCCAACCCGGACTTCAAGTACGGCTACCGGTGGCCGACCGACTGTCTGTTCGTGCGACGCCTGGTGCCGCCCGGCGACTACGCGGCAGCGCGCCCGTACAACGGCAACCCGATCGTGTTCAAGCTCGGACGCGACGCCAACGGCCTGGTCATCTACACCAACGAGCCGGCGGCGGTGCTCGAGTACACGGCGATCGATTGCTCGAGCCTCTACTCAGACGACCTGTTCATTCGGATGTTCACCTGGAAGCTGGCCGAGCTCCTGACGCCCACGATCGCGCGGGACCAAAAGACGTCCGACAACTGCATGGCCAAGTACGAGTACTACCGGCGGCTGGCGCGGGTGGCGGCGGCGCGTGAGCAGCAGCAGCAGGCGCCCGGCGACGCGGAATGGATCGGCGGCCGCTGATGCTCACCAACCAGGTCAAGCGCGCATTCTCCGGCGGCGAGGTCGCCCCGAATCTGTACGGGCGGGCCGACCTGGCGCTCTACCAGACGGCGCTGCGGACGTGTCGCAACTTCCAGATCCTGCGCGCCGGCGGCATCGCCAACCGCGCCGGGTTCCTGTTCCTGGGCGAAGGCGGCGACATGAGCGAGCCGATCACGCTCTACGCCTGGGTGTTCACCGCGGCGGACCAGTCGACGCTCATCGAGCTCGGCGACCACTACATGCGGTTCTGGATTGGCGGCGAGCTCGCCACCGTGTCCGGCGTCGACGCCTACGATGCCGGCGAGAGCTACGACCCGGGCGAGGTGGTCACCGATAGCGGCAACACCTACGTCTGCATCGCCGCGGCCGCGCCGGCGGATGCGCCACCCGACGACGACTTCTGGTACCAGCTGACCGACGGCGTGTTTGAGCTCCCGACGCCCTGGGCCGCCGGCGCGTTCAACAGCCCGGGCATGATCCGCTCGAGCCAGAACAAGTTTGAATTGGTGCTGTCACACCCGAGCGCCGCGCCCCAGGTGCTCACCAACGGCAACGCCACCGGCAGCGGGAACCCGAATTGGTCCCTCGCCCCGTTCGTGACGGCGCCGTCCATCGAGGCGCCCGACAACCTGGTGACCACGCCTGGCGCGGCCGGGACGCTGGCGCCCGCCTACGTCGTGACGGCCGTGAAGGTCGGCACCTACGAGGAGTCGCTGCCGTCGGCGCTCGACGTGTGCGGCTCGAGCGCGGCGCCCACCGAGGCGCTGCCCAACGAGCTCGCGTGGGACGCGGTGACGGACGCGGTCGAGTACCGCATCTACAAAGACCCGGTCGCCAACGGCACGTTCGGCTACATCGGCACCGCCACCGGGCAGGTGACGTTCAACGATCCCGGGTACGACCCCGACTTCCTGCAGACCCCGCCGGTGGACCGGCAACCGTTCGCCAGCGCCGCGAACTATCCCGAAATGTGCGGGTACTACCAGCAGCGCCAGGTGTTCGGCTACACCGACAACGAGCCGGCCGGCGTGTGGACGTCGCGGGTGGCGCACCTCACCAACTTCACCATCCGCTCGCCGCTCCAGGACGACGACGCGGTGACGTTCCGGCTCGATGCCCCGCAGCTGCAGGTGATCCGGCACATTGTGCCGCTGGCGCGGCTGGTGCTCCTGACCAACACCGGCGAGTGGGTCGTGCATGGCGACGGCGACAGCGGCGCCCTGGCGCCGGCCAGCATCAACCCGCGGCAGCACGGCTGGTTCGGTGCGTCGCGCGCGTTCCCGTCGGTGGTGGGCAACGTCTGCCTCTACGTGCAGGAGGGCGGGACGCGGGTGCGCGAGGTGCGCTTCAACCAGGAGATCGACGGGCTCGGCTCGCGGGACCTGTCGGTGCTGGCGTCGCATCTGTTCGACGACTACACCATCGTCCGCACCGAGTACCAGAAGAAGCCGCACTCGGTCGTGTGGGCGCTCAGGAGCGACGGCGCGCTGCTCGGCCTGACCTACGTGCCCGAGGAGGAGGCCATCGGCTGGCACCGCCACGACACGGTCAACGGGGTCATCGAGGACATCTGCGTGCTGCCGGAGGAGGGCGAGGACGTGCTCTACCTGGTGGTGCGCCGGGAGATCGACGGCAACACCGTGCGCTACATCGAGCGCATGGCGCCGCGCCCGATCAACTTCACCGGCACCCTGCTGGCGGCCGCCGGCGTGTTCGTCGACAGCAGCATCACCAAGACGGGCGCGAGCTCGGTGTCGGTGACCGGACTCGATCACCTCGAGGGCGAGGAGGTCTACGGCCTGGCGGACGGCGTGAAGTTCGGGCCGCTCACGGTCGAGGGCGGGGCGATCACGCTGGCCACCGCCGCGTCGACGGTGCACGTCGGGCTCCGCATCACCGCGCAGTTCGAGACGCTCGACCTGGACGTCGCCAACAGCGGGGCCCGCGATCGGCTCAAGCGCGTGCAGTCGGTCGGCCTGGTCACCGTGGCGAGCGGCCGCGGGTTCTACGCCGGCAAGCGCGGCGGGATGCTCTACCAGCACCAGGCGCCGGCGGGGTACGACACCGCGACGATCAAGACCGGCTACGAAGAAGTGACCATCAAGACCGGGTTCGACGAGCACGGCCGGATTCTCGTGCAGCACACCGACCCCACCCCGCTGACGGTGGTGCAGGTGATTCCACGTTTCGAGGTTGGGGGATAGCGATGGCGGTAATGACAGGGATCGCGCTGGCGCTCGCCGTCGGCGGCACGATCATGAACGCGGTCGGGCAGAAGAAGGCGGGCAACGCCGCCGGCCGTGCGGCCGAGAGCCAGGCGCAGCAGCTGGAGTACAACGCGACCGTCGCCGACTTGCAGGCGGGCGACGCGCTCGCGCGCGGGGCCGAGGACGAGAGTTCGTTCCGCTCGCAGGTGCGCGGGTTGATTGGCACGCAGCGCACCACGCTGGCGTCCACCGGCGTCGACGTCGGGTTCGGATCCGCCGCGGACTTGCAAGCCGACGCCGCCTATCTGGGCGAGATCGACACGCAGCGCCTGGTTGCCAACGCGCAGC